CATCCAGCAGAGATTCATTGCGGGTTTCAAGCGCCAGGTTGCCTATTCTTATCTTGGCGTTCTGGTCGTTTATCTCGCCTGTGATATTTAAAAAGGTTTTAAATGTCTTGGTGCTGGTTCTGTCCTTGCCGCCGTCTAGCTCATCTTCATCAAAGTTAACATTGGTTTCTACTTCGGCGGTAATGCTTGCCTTGAAATCAATCTCGGATATTCTTTTATACAGGTCACTGACCTGCTTTTCGATAGTCCTTCTTTTTTCTTCCAGCCGTTCCGATGAAATATTAGGAACAATGTAATCTATAATTTTGTCTTTTAAAGCGTTGCTTGTTTCTATGCGCCTTGTTTCTTCTAGCTGTTCATCTAACTTCTGAAGCTGAATAATTAGCTTTGATAATTTAACCTCTGCCGAGACTTTACTGAGACTGTTAATATCGCCCCATGTAATTCGCGCCCACTTTGAAAAGCTGATTAGCCCGTTTGCTGCATCCGTTAGAATCGGGGCTAACTCTACGAGGGCAGTGGTTAACTGGGTTTTTAATACCCGTGATAATTTCGCCAGTGAGTCTTGGGCTTCAACCGCGCTTTCAATAACTTCTTCAGACAACACCGCGCCGATGTCTTGTGCTTCTTGCCGTAAATCGCCAAGCCCTTTCGTTCCTTGTGCCAGCAATAAAGCCAGCTTGGGTCCGGCATCATCGCCAAATAACTGCGCGGCTAATGCGCTTTTCTGAGACTGGGTCTCTACATCCTGGAGCTTGCTGACTATCTCGTTAAATATAGCCCCGGTGCTTCTGATCCCGTTGGAATCTTCTATGGCTATATTCAAGGCTTCCATTGCCTTCTGCGCAGGACCGGCACCTGAATTGGCGAATTCGCCCAAGCGCCTACTCAATCGACGGAAGCCCTCGTCTATTAATCTCTCGCTAACGCCTAACTGCTCACCAGCAAACCGAAGCTCTTGCAATTCCGTTGTTGTAAGACCGGCAACCTTCGCCGCTTTGTCGATAGCGTCGGCGTAAGCTATTGCTGCTTTTGTCCCGCTAATAAAACCAACAGCCGTTAGCCCAACACCCAGACCGGCAAAGGCACCACTGAAAGATGACTTAATAGCGAGCGAGGTTTTCTTTGCTGACTTCTCAAACTTCTTGAGTTTGGTATTTGCTTTATTTAAATCTCTTGTCAGTTTGGCGCTTTCGGCTTCCAGCCTGACGGTGAGTTTTGCAATATCAACCACGGTTATCCACCCTTTTTAGCCAGCTTTTCTATCTTGTCTTTCAGTTGTGTTTTCATGGTATTAATCATAGATGACTTGTTGCTTATAAACGTCCCCACAAAAAACGGATGTACTTGTAAGGTATAAGGCTTGATAGCAATATGCCGCCGCTGATTTCCCACATGCCCACGCGCTTTAATGTTTGTACTCTGTCGGCGCTTGGAAACAGTATAAGGCCCAAGGTCATAAAACCGAATGGCATAGAACGCCTCGGCTCTCAGCCCCATCGCAATTGATAGCTTGCCTCTGTTGATATACTTCTTGCCAGTCAACCGACGAAATGACCGTTGCGCAAAGCCAGGGGCGACCAGTCTTTTCTTGTAGGTTCTGTGCGCTTCTGTTCCGACTGGTATCTTTGCCTGCATCTGACGCAAGACAGGCGTAGTCGTTTTGAAAAGGATGCTTCTGAATTGAGGGCCGGTCTTGACATCCATACCCTTGCTTAATTTAGCGAGCTTGAGCGTTAACGCTCGCATCCCTGTCACTTCGTTAGCCATTTTCTCCGATCATCCTTAGATGCTCCCGTATGGCCTCAAGTTGTGAAATGAACAAGACAACATCCTGAACACCGTATATCTCAACCACAATCGGCAGGGCAGTCCAGTCTATCTGGTTGCCCATTAACTTCCATGCGGCTATCGGTGTTCTGTCTTTTAGCGGCGCTGGCTCAAGCCCCGAATAGGTCTGCTCAAGCCAGCCCGTTAGTTTTTTACCGCACTTTCTCTCTCATCGGCATACTCAACATAAGACGAGATAATGTCTTCATAGAGTGGCGACCAGGCTTCACGGGAATCAGACAACCACTCTGCAAAGGCATCGGCATCAAACGTCACCGCTTTATCAGAACCCCCATCGAATAGATCAGACTCCTTGACATCCACCCACCCCACAACAAAGCGTTTAACAACGTCGAACTTGTTGTGCTCGTTGCCATACTCTTCGTATAGGTTAGCCACTTCAATATCCGTTGGCCGGGTATAGACAAGTTTAAGCCCGCCCGCCTCGACCGTCTTATGCCGTGCGATACGTATCTTCTCGGCCAGTGACGCGCTCATGAAGCGTAATCAAGCACATCTTTTACCGGCGTGAAACTGATGGTTGATTTCGCTGCGTCGTTCTGTGCCAGCTCAAAACCTGAACCACCCGAGACATTTGCATTGAAGATAGTGATCTGATCGCCTGCCCAGGTAATCTTAAAGGCCAGTGCGGAGTTGGATTTACTAGCCGCTTTAATCGCCACGACACCCGCATTGGTTGGATCGTACAGACCGGCAATAGAACCGTCCGGCGCATCAGCCAGACCATAAGCATACTGCTTGGTCTTATCTATCAATGTGGTGATGTCGATCTTTTCAGGCGTGCCATCCGGCATTGAAGCAGACTGGGCATTCGACAGGGTATGCCATGCGCTCACTTCCTGATAACTGCCCGCAGTGAATGTCGAATAGTCCGTGGTGTCCAGACTGTCCAGGCTAAATGTATCAGTGGCCGTGGTGGTGATTCTGACCAGTTGCCCGTCTAGCTCAACCATGCCCGCCGATGCTGCAAACTTCACATAATCGCCGGTTGTGAAACCGTGCGCAGTTGCTGTAGTGACTACACCAGGATCAGCCTTTGTAATTGCGCTGATGTTTGTATAAGCCGCCTCCAAAGTGTTCTCCACCTGGACGGTCATGTTTGTGCCGATTCGTGCCATGTCAATATCCTCTTGCTAGTTATGCCAAAACCCGAAAAATACAGGTTCCATAAATCCGTCGATCAACGGAATGTAATCATCGCCAGGTGACGAGCTTTTGTAGTACGTTAAACCACTGTTTTCTATTGCTGTTTCTACTGCAGCCGATTGTGTTAACGCGGCTTGATAACTTTCTGCATACGCCTCGAAAGCCACGATAAAATTAATCAGTGGCTCGGTATCGTCCAACGTCGTTAAAGGGGTCTTGCTTAATATCCGGTAAATAATAAACGGCGGCTCAATATCATCCGGCGCATATTGTGGATAAACCTGCCCGCTAGCCACCGCTGATAACGCCGTGACGATATCTGATTGAATACTCATGGACCATCATCCAGTGCGCCCTCAGAACAGATCAGCCTGAGCTGGCGGTTGCGTTCGTCTATGTTGTAAACCGTCTGCACAAATAAATACCGGTCGTTGTGGGTAATGCGCCAGCCGTTGGACATCGAAGCCAATTCACTGTGATACCGGACAATAACCTCATGCGTCACAATCATATGTGACTGCGCGGCCACCAGTCGCTCCTGTGCATTCAATGGGGTGATTGATACATAGTCCACAGAGACAGGCGTATAGACCGTGGTTCGCTCGCCCACGGCATCCCGTGAACCGGACGGACTTGAAAACGTGACCTTGTGGCGTAACCGTCCTGCTCTCATATCCTGAACAGTCTGTGCGGATCAAGTAAGGCTTTCACGCCAAACGGAATACTGTTCAAATTGAACGGCTGCACGTCTTCTGTATTCTCACTCCATGTCGCTATCAATAAGAAGATAGCGTGTCTCAAGTCTTCAGGGATATCCGTTGTCGCCGTCCCATATCCACAGACAAAGCGAACCTCCACCGCATCAGGAACTAACCGGATATCCGGCCAGTCCTCCAGATATGCAGGGACAATATAACCCGGCTCCGCGTTGGTGTTCACCGTGTACAGGGTATCTGATAGCGTCTGCTGCGTCCCGCTGGTGTCGGTATATTTAACAGTCGTGACACTTTGTAACTTTGGATAGGGGATCTCTATCTGCCTCGGAAACTCATCGAGAAACAAATCCCATGTCTGTGTAATCAATGCCCGCCCGGTATAGTTTTCCACATACTGACGCGCTGGCTTAATTAACCGGGTCAGTTCTATATCGTGGTCGAGGTCGGTGATGTTTCGTTGCGACTTGACCTCGGCCAGTGTGACCGGCTCAAGGGCCGGGGCGGTAGCGAGCACGGTTGACATCTATTCGTCCTCTGTCTTTTCTTCTGGCTTTTCTTCAACCACTTTCTTTGGTCGGCCACGCTTTGGCTTTTCTATGACTGGCTCATCTTCAACCAGCTTGGCATATTTCTGGTTCATCAAGACCTCACGCAAGCCACCCGGCGGGCGAATACGCGCACCGACAATATAACCACCATAAGGCCGGACAAACTCAACCTCTGGCAGTTGCTTCAGTCCACGGGTTATCTTGTCTTTAATCTTTGGCTGCATAATTTTGTGTAACGGTAGTTTGTTCATCGAATAATCTCCATCGGAATACCACTGTTTTCATAATCAGCAGTTGTCTGGTAGATCGGCTTCATGTCGGTCTTCGGCCAGGTAATCATTTCCTGCAAATGTCCCACAATGACACGCGGCGCAAGATATAACGAATTACCATTCTTGGCCCAGGTATGCCAGAACTGGATATCTGCATCGACCTTGCCGTCTTCCCACACGCCATCTTCATTTGGCTCGCTGTTCATCCACGGACGCGGCAAGGCGTTTAAGTTCTCCGCCCTGAATATCGTCAAACCAAAATGACCAGTCGTAATCTTTAGCAGGTTTCGTGACATGTTATAGGCAGGAATCGAGGTTATAAAATTCCCCGCCTTGTCTTTCATGCCAAACAAAGCGACGCCTTCATCGCCCCGCTTAGACTGCAAGGCACAGATAGCACCTGCCTCGGGTACTGCTTCCATCAATCTGTATAACTCCATAACATCCTGATAAGTAAAGATAGTGTCATAGTCACAGGTAATAATATACTTACTGCCATGCTCTATCTGCATCTCCAGAACTTGAGATATAACCTGATGCCAATAC